GCCTTGAGGTCAATGGAAGTAAAGGAAGTATCCTACTACCAATGGCCCCGTAAACCGAGCTATCGCTCGTTCACGGTTCCGGAAGCAGTGCTTAGTAGCGACCTAAAGGACGCTACGAACGCACAAAACTGGAAAGTAACAAAAATGTTACTGAACAGTTTTATCTCTGGTTATGGCCTACAGGCCAGGCCAGAGTATGTTCAGCTTGTGCTTGACCTTATCGGGCCACGCATAGTTGAACTTCCAGGATTCAACACGATAATGTCGAAGACTGGAATCATGATGGGTGAGGCGATAGCCAAACCATCATTAACGATCCTAAATCTAGCGATCGAAGAACTTGCCTTCCTCCGGTACACCGAAGCTGAAGACAAGCTTTTTGACACGTCTCCAGCTCCCTATCGGGATTGGAGATTTGTCCACATAGGGGGTGACGACCATCTTGCTAGAGGTCCCACACCCTATTTAGACCTTATCACCGCGATACATCGTAGTGCAGGGTCTCACATATCTGATGGCCAACACGGTTGGTCCACCAGGTGTGTCAAGTACACAGAGCGTCTCCTAAATCTAGGAAACCTCCAGTACGGAGAAGCCTTTAACCAAGGAGACTATAGTCGATCGATTATAGTAGACTCGGTAAAGGTTCGCCTTCTTGAACGTGGTCAATCGACCATGATGAAGAAGGATAACAAGAATGTGGCGATTGGTAAATCGGCACAACTTGGAGGGTGTTTAGAGTGGTTGCCAAACGACGACCGCTACTACACCTACGATAAGAAGGACTCTATCAGAGCCCTTTTCATCGAACGCATGGGTGAGCTCTTGCCTAGAAAGGCTAAGAACCCACGTGCGTTTGCCGCAATACACCTTCCTACAACAGTAGGAGGTTACGGCTTAGGGCTTAAGCGAGACACTAAAAAGTGGTTGCTTGCGAGCCCTGAACCCACGCAATGGCTTGTGTTCAAGTTATTGCAAGGGAATTTCGTGAAGAAAGATCTCCGAGTATTTCGGAAACTGAACACGAATACCTCTAGACGTGGAGTAACAGATCTGTTACAATACCAAGAGGACATGGTCGATGAACTGAATCGGCAATTGGCCATGGCCTGGAGTTGCAACGCAATGCCAGGTCAGGCCATGTTTGCTGAGCAACAGCTCAGAGCCATGGACTGGTGGGAACTTAAACATAAATTTCCATCAGATAACGCTAGAAGGACAATCGCCCTCGCAGCGGATAACAATATTCTCTCAGTCGAGGAATTTGTTAAAAGAGCTACTAGAGGAAATCTCTTCCAGGAGCTCTTGATTGGTGGTAAGGACCTATCGGTCTTTAATACCAACAAATATGTCCATACATACCAGAAGGTAGTGTGGCCATATTACGAGTCGAAGATAGAACCTTGGGATCCCAAGCCTAACTTCTCTCGGAATACCTCTGAGCAAATTGCGACAGCAATCTCAAAGGCATTACCAATGTGGTTTTTAGATATCAATCAAACAACCGCTTTGGAGGTATTAACCACGACACCGACAGGTGCCGAGGAATACCATTATCAATCGGGGAGCTTTATTAAGCTACATACTCAGGGACTACCGTCTCTGAATATTTCTCCGAAAAGACTAGGAGTTCGCCTATAGGCGAGGACTCCTGTCGGAC